TTTGATTTAGACGAATTTGAAGTTGAAGCCGACGACGACATGGGTGGTGATCCAGCAGATGACATGATGGGTGACATTGAAGACGCCATGGACGACGAAGGCGAGGACGAAGGCGACGAAGGCGATGAAGAATTAGAAGATCGCGTAGTTGACCTAGAAGATGCGCTTGATGATCTCAAAGCTGAATTTGAAAAAATGATGTCCGACGAAGGCGACGAAGATGACGCTGCTGACATGGACATGGGCGATGAGGAAGAAGGCGAAGAAGAAGGCGAAGAAGAAGCCTTTGACTTTGGCGAAGCCACAGACGAAGAAGTTGACGAAGCAGACGAAGAAGTTGATGAGTCACCAAAATCAGCAACAGAACAAATGCGTGAATACGTAGAAAAAGTTGCTGGCAAAGGTGGTTTAGAAGCATCTAACTCTAACAAGTCAGAAGCATCCGGCACAAATACCAAGTCAACAGTAGCTAGCAAGAACGATATGGGCGGAACAGCGTCTAACTTAGTTCAAGGTGGCGAAGCTGACACTAAAGGTACAGCAGGCGGATTAGCAAATCCATCAGAAAAGGAAGATAACATGGGTAATGTTAATGTTCCAGGTGGAAAAGCTTCTAAGTCAATGAAGGCAATGCCAAAAGGCCACGGCGCTGAAAAGAAAGGCGCAGGCGAAACTGCTGCTAATAAGAAGTCAATCATTGGCGGCAAATAAGAAGAGGACTTGTTAGATGATTAATCTACGAGAGCATTTGACATTCGACCAAGCTCAAATTGTTGTCGAAAACGCAAACGAGGGCAAAGATCTTTACATGAAAGGTATTTGTATTCAAGGCGGAGTACGCAACGCTAATCAGCGAGTGTATCCTGTAAATGAAATAGGCAGGGCTGTCAAGACTCTCAACGATCAAATAAGCGGAGGTTACAGTGTTCTCGGTGAAGTTGATCATCCAGAAGGTCTAAACATTAACTTGGACCGTGTTAGCCACATGATAACAGAAATGTGGATGGACGGACCAAACGGTTACGGAAAATTAAAAATCCTACCAACCCCAATGGGGCAACTAGTTAGAACAATGCTTGAAAGCGGAGTGAAACTAGGTGTCTCATCCAGGGGATCAGGAAATGTAAGCGAAGACGGTAGCGGTGAAGTTTCAGGTTTTGAAATTATTACTGTTGACGTAGTTGCTCAGCCAAGTGCTCCAGGGGCGTATCCAACGCCTATCTACGAGCATTTAATGAATGCACGTGGTGGGTACAAGGCATACGAACTAGCACAGGCAACAAGACATGACACTAAGGCACAGAAGTATCTAAAGGAATCGTTGATTAATATAATCAACAAGCTCCGATAAAATTGAGGAGAATGATATGTTGGAAGCACTAAAAACACTTTTCGAAAACGATGTAGTTTCAGAAGAAGTACGTGCCGAAATTGAAGAAGCGTGGAACGCAAAGATCAAAGAGAATAAGCAGCAGGCAACCGCTGAACTTCGCGAAGAATTTGCAACCAAGTACGAGCATGACAAGCAACAAATGATTGAAGCTGTTGATGCTATGCTTGAAGAACGCCTTCAAGCAGAAATTTCCGAGTTTGCAGAAGACCGCAAACAGTTAGCAGAAGCAAAAGCAAAATACGCAATAGCAATGCGTGAAAACGCAGATCTAATGAAGGGTTTTGTTTTTGATCAGCTATCAAAAGAAGTTTCTGAACTACACGAAGACCAAAAAGCAATGGCAGAAAAATTCGGTCAGCTTGAGGAATTTGTTGTAGAAGCACTTGCTACAGAAATAGCAGAGTTTTACGAAGATAAAAAAGATTTAGCAGAAACAAAAGTACGTTTAGTACGTGAAGCTAAGTCACACTTCGAAAAAGTTAAAAAGACTTTTGTCGAAAGAAGTGCTAAAGCAGTAACCGAAGCAGTTGAGAAAGGACTTACAAAAGAAATTACTCAATTGAAAGAGGATATTGAAGCAGCACGTAGAAACGACTTTGGTCGTAAATTATTTGAGGCTTTCGCAGCAGAATATTCTAACAGCTATCTGAATGAAAAATCAGAAACTGCTAAACTATTGCAAGTTGTTGACGTAAAAGAAAAGCAACTAGCAGAAGCAAAAGCAGCCGCTGAAGAAAAAGCAAGTTTAATTGCTTCTAAAGAAAAAGAAATTAAACAAATTGTTGAAGCAGCTCAAAGAAAAGACATATTGAACGACTTGATCCAACCTTTAAGCAAGGATCAGCGTGAAATTATGACGGATTTACTGGAATCAGTTCAAACTGAAAAACTACGTTCACAGTTTGACAAATATTTACCGAGCGTTATCGACGGTAATACTCCAGCCAAAAGAAAGGCAACATTAGTAGAAGGCAAAGAAATAACAGGCAACAGAGAAGAAACATCTAACGTTAGTAGAGAAGCAGAGGACAATAACGTAATCGATATTCGTCGTCTTGCTGGATTAAATTAAGGAGATAATGATGTCAGAACTACTAGAAAGTCGCTGGCAGGAGACCAAAGACGCCCTACTTGAAGGCCTACAAGGCAACAAGAAATCTGTAATGGCAACAACACTGGAAAATACAAAAGCGTATTTGTCAGAAGCCGCAACAGTAGGCGCAACTTCCGCCGGTAATGTCGCAACTCTTAACAGAGTTATTTTACCAGTAATTCGTCGTGTAATGCCAACAGTTATTGCAAACGAATTAGTTGGTGTACAACCAATGACTGGCCCAGTTGGCCAAATTCATACATTACGTGTGCGTTACGCAGACGCAGGTGAATTTGCTGCTGGTACAGAAGCTTTAAGCCCATTTGAAATTGCTCAAGGTTACTCAGCAAATTCTTCAAGCTCTACTGCTAAAGCAGCAGCTACAGCAGCACTTGAAGGACAGCCAGGTAAGAAACTAAGCATTCAAATCTTGAAGCAAACTGTAGAAGCAAAAACCAGAAAGCTATCAGCTCGCTGGACTTTTGAATCTGCACAAGACGCTCAATCACAGCACGGTATTGATGTAGAAGCAGAAATTATGGCTGCTTTAGCACAAGAAATTACAGCTGAGATTGATCAAGAAGTATTAGCTTCACTACGTAACCTTGCTGGAACATATGAAACATATGACCAGGCTGCAGTATCAGGTACTGCTACTTTTGTTGGTGACGAACATGCTGCATTAGCCGTTCAAATCAACAGAGTTGCTAACCTAATTGCTCAGCGTACAAGACGTGGTGCTGGTAACTTTGCTGTTGTTAGCCCATTTGCGTTAACAATTCTTCAAAGTGCCACAACTTCTGCGTTCGCAAGAACAACTGAAGGTTCTTTTGAAGCACCAACTAACACTAAGATGGTTGGTACACTAAACAACGCAATGCGTGTATACGTCGACAGCTATGCTGCTGACAACACACCAGTGCTTGTTGGTTACAAAGGTTCTTCAGAATCAGACGCAGCTGCATTCTACTGCCCATACATTCCATTGATGAGCAGCGGTGTAGTATTAGATCCATCAACATTCGAGCCAGT